CACTGCTGTGCTCTTTCTCGAATCTGTCTCTCAACAGCTTCTTGAACCAGTTCACAGCATTCATCATGTATTTTATTTTCACTAGCCTCTCTTTGCCATTACCAGTCTTGGTCCTCCCTGACTTCTCCATTATTCCTGTGAGAGTCAATGTTCTGTGCTTGTGCGGCATATCATAAAACAGACGTTGAAAGTCTGACAGTTTTAGGGAGATTGTGTCAAGAATAACATTCTCAGATGCAGGATTGTTCCTCATGAAATTATCTTTTAGTCCCTTCATTCCTGCCAAGTCAACTTGCCTCAGTGACTCTGAGGATGATTTGTAATTTTCTCCTTTTAGCTTATACTGCAGCATCAAGACATCACCAGTTCTCTCATTTGGCCTTTGAACAAGTTTCAATGTATTATGGTCAAGGATCAGTTGCACTTCAGCAGGATTGATTGTGAATTCTCTCAGTCCACCTCTTGCCTCAATGCATGCTCCATTATCTGACCATCTTCTCTTGCTCAAGTACAGTGACCCACTGTACGATTCAATCCAGTTCTCGCAATCAGATGTCTCTTTTATCTTTTTAGTCTCCCTCACTCCTGCCCTCCATAATATCTCAAAGATTTGTTTGCTGGCAATCATGAAGCTCTCGATACTGTTTGTCTCAACCCTTGTCAATGATTCATCAATTATGCTGATTCTGTGTACCCATCTATCTATTTCGACAAGCAGTATTCCATCACCCACCCATTTCCCTTCTTTGTCTCTCTTTTGTTCCATCTCCCATTTGACAAATGTGCCTTTCTTCACTGCTCGCAGTTCTCTTTGGAAGTGTTCACGGATGTACACCACATCATGTCGTGCAAATGATTGGAATATGGCCAGCATTAGCCTTTTTGTTCCTTGCATGCTCCCCATCAGTTGTTCGCGTAGCTTACATCCTGCACCCTTGAGGAGTTCTTTTGATTCTTTCATTATTGAAATCACTGTTCTCAGCTTGTCAGACGCCCCGATTGGTAGTATCTTGACTTGGTTCAATCTTGATATGAGTTCTTCAGATACTGTTATGTATTTCTCTTCCTCTTTTTTGAAACTTGACTTTTTGTATCCGATCAGATAACCTTCTGAAATAATCTCGGAGATCTGATCATATGAGTTCCCTCTTTTAGGTATTCCCATCCTGATTGCCCACACTGTGCTCTTAGAATCCCAGAACTGCAGAAACCTCAGAAGACCAATCTCGTCCCCAAAGAAAGGAGACTCTGTGTCATTAACGGTATCTGCATAACTATTCTTCAAGAATGGGTACATCTGTACGAAGGCCCCTGTCACAAACTCCACACTCGTTCTTGATGCATTAATCTGTATTTTAAACCATTTTGACCGGAATGCCTCAAATGGGCTCACAGAGAACTTCGCACCTTTCTCGACGGGCACAGTGATCAGCTTGTCTGCTAAAAGTTGTGTTCTCTTGTGCCTGTTCAGTTCTGAGAACCTCTTGATCTCTTCCCTCACAAAGTCATATGTCTCAAATTCTGGGTACATCAGCATCTTCAAGAACTCATCAGACAATGGCAGCTTCACCATATTCCTCACGAACCAGGCGTTTAGACCAATCAAACTTAGTTTCCTATCCCTGTAGTAGACTTTCCCAGTGCTCTCTTGCACAAGCTTCTCCAATTTTTCTTCAGGAGTCATCATTCCTCCTTTTGTTGTGAATGTGATCACCTTCTCCTGTAGTACAAAGACTGATGATGCAAAAAACTTTGACTCAGGGTTCCTTGTGAAACTTGCTGCAGGCAGAGCTCTTGCTCTCTCCATAATCATGTAAAGCATCACCTTCCCTTCAGTCAGATCTCTTCTGTACAAGCTCTCAATGTTGTCATTGATCAACTCATCAAGATTATCAGGTATTCCGACTTTCTTCATGAATTCCTTTTTTCTTTTTGCATCAGTCATTTTCAATCTCACTACGATATTGGCTTGCCCTAGCTCATTTGAGCAGTTTTTCATCAACAATGCCTGCACTTTTGAATAAGACTCATCATTTGAATTCATCCATTTCGCAAATTTGATTCCTCCAAGCCCAGCTAGTTCCACTGGTTGCATTATAAAGAAGCCAAGAGATGGGTGCCTTGTCTCCTTTATCAGCTCAGAGAATAATTTGAAATGATTGTTAGTGTTCAGTCCCAACATTCTGTAATGTATTTTCCTCTGCATTTCTTGCACTACAGCTGCTGTCCTGAAACTGGACCCTGATAACACCATCGCCTGAAGCATGCTTGCAAATTGATCTTGCCTGCCCTCTAGGTTCTCACTTGTGCTCACTGTCAGGCCTGCATACACAAACTTGATCACAGGAATGATGACTGTGCTTTTCACAAAGAACTCACTGTTGAATTCAACAAATCCATTGAAGAAGGCAATTGTGCTTTTGACATAAGAGTTGGACCAGCCCCAATAACCATAAGATACTGCTTTTATGAAACTCATGATGGTCAGCATTTTAGCCATTCTCATTCTCACATATTGAATGTCTTTATCTGACAGTTCCTCCTCTGACCATAATGCTGCATGTTGCATCGCTGAATCATCAGATGTCACCATTAGGGTCAGTACGAATTTGCACAACTTTGCCCAACCTTGCTTTGACAGCTTCTTTTCAATATAGTTCATTTGATTATTGAAGAATTCTCTTAGCACATGCTCTACTGTTGAGCATAATGTTGAATGGGCAGTGGAGCTCAATGTGTGCAAGATCCCCTGCATCATATCAGATCTGATCCTTATATGTGTGTCCCCCGGTTCAAGCACAACATCCCTCATCTTGCTCTTGCCCAAGAATTGTCTCTTAAGTTCATTCGTGGCTTCATTATTAGGCGAAAACACATCTGGTCTTGTGGTCCATGCTTTCATCAGTTTGAACGGAATTGCAATCTCTTTTTTAACCCACAAGTTCAGTGTGCTCACGAAATATGGAATCAGACTCTCATGGAGAAGTGGGATCATGAAGGTTAAGAACATCTTCACAGTCATACTTTGTGCCCATTTTGTGGCATCTGATGAATCTGCAGCACTCATTCCTGTCAGTTCATCTTCAGAAGCAGCATCAACCTTCTTGCTATGTGATCTCATTGTTGATGTTTTCTTAGAAGGTTTAGTCAAGAATTCATATTTGGTCATCTTACCCAATGCCATTGCCCATCGTTCAAGCGGCCCTCTTCTCATGTTGAATTGAGTTGGGAGCTTGTAAATTTCTCTCGGGCCTCCAATTTGTGCCTTTGCAGAAATGTTAACCCTCATAGGTCCTTGTGTTATCCCCATCAGATATTTCAGGTCATAGTATGGGTTTGGGCCCATCCCATTTTTCATCAGTTGTATCACA